ATCCCATCAAGTGTTTTGATACTGTTTATCTTAGTCTCGATCGACTGCACCATAGCCGGTGTTATGCGGAATTTGTTCTCTAGATAAACAAGGTAGGAATGGTGATCCTGCCCGATGTAACTCCAGGTGCGTGTGGCGTCTGCATATTGATCGTATTCTGTGTTTGGTCCTGGTCTACCTAACTCGATCATTTTCCTGCTAAGCGCTCCCCAGATTGGTAAATCTCGCGCCCAAGCAGCCAAGCACATGCCTTTTGAGTAACACAACTCACGTCGCATGTTGCTTGCCTTCTTAGAATCAGGCGGCACCATTTTTGTACTCCATGATATGGTCTGTACGACTCTAGAAGGTATTCGGGTCATGCGTAATCTTCCGTCATGCCCGTAGAAGAAATGATTAGATAAGAAATCTAGATCCACTATGTCGCCATAATCAATCTTCTTGCAGATTTGCGCCAAACCATGTTGCTGTTCATGTTTGGTGTCTGTGAAAAGCTTGCGCCTGGCCTCTTCAAACTGTTTCTTATGCTTCTCTGCCATAGCGCCTATAACGTCATCACCTTTTACATTAAGGAAGTAGTCGTCCTCTTTAATGCCGGCAACATACATACAGTATCTCCAATAACTGCTCATAAGTATGGTATTGCCGAATGTGGTCCACCCATCGCCTGACGCACGACCTTGCGCCTTAAATTTGAAATGTCCTCGGTCCACTGAGACATCGAGGATGAGGGATCCATTTATCGCCCTAATGACTGCCTCCTTATCCAGGGGCTCATCAAATTGCACATTAGGGTGTCGAGCACACATTTCTATCAATTCATTCATGAGTTTGTTGTGCTCCATAAGTTGGGTCATATCAAATCCTGACCCATCTGCTGCAAAGTAAGTCCAAGCGTTATTTTCGGCTTTAATCTTATCTATACTTGCGCAGATCTCCTCCCAGTTTTTTCGTCCACAATAATATTTGGAGAACTTATGTGCTACCCCTTCCAACACATTTATGAATGCGTTTGCCATGACCTTTTTCTCGTTGGAAGGTCCACATATTTCACGCTCTTTAACATCATTAACGACTGTGTCTTTACTATGGTGTAGCGTGGTTGTGTACTGCATTTCTATCTTTGCAAAAGCTTCATAGGCCAGTTTGACATCGTCAAAAGTTCGATTCTCTAGATCGTAGGCCCTATGCATT